ACAGAAGAAAATAAAGTCGAAGCGCCAGCGGCAGCACCAGAAACTGCACCGGAGCAACCACAAGCAGAATTAAACATCAGCGATCTTGCAGCATTGAGAAGTATCGTTGAAGTGGCATCACAGAGAGGAGCGTTCAAAGCAAATGAACTAGAGGCAGTAGGTAAAACTTTTAATAAGTTAAACACATTCCTAGAGTCGGTTGCAAAAAAGGAGGCTTAAAATGGCCAAGAATTTAAAACACGTCGGTAAAGTAAAGAACACAGGTGCTAGAGTACTTGTAGTTTTTAGAACACTGCCCGGAGAGTCTAATATGTCTCTCGTATTACCAACAGCAACACTACCTGATCAGTATCACGATTCTATTATGAAACTAGTAGAAACAGAACAGGCACAAGACGCATACGAGTTTGGCGAGATTATGCACATTCGTCCATTCCCAGATGGCCGTCCTATGCTACGAGCAATGCAACAAGATAACAGATTGCAAAAAGTAGCAACAGATAATGTGCTTATGACTCCAAATCCAAATGCTGAAGTGATCTTAGCAGACTTAAATGTTATGATTGCTGAACAAAAGAACTGTACGATCGACGATCTATGTACTTTTGTTAAAGGCGGTGAAGCTGAGAAAGTTAAAGCACAAACTAAATCACCAAAAGCTCCAGAAGCTGCTCCTATTAAAGCACAGGCCGCAGATAATGCAGTTCTTTCTGATTCAGATATTGCTAAATCGTATCGTAGCCAAGCTGATGCATTGTACAAGGAAGCCGCACAGCTTCGTAAACAAGCAGACGAGTTAGATCCTCCAAAAAAGAAAACAACTAAGACGGTAGAAGAAACTAGTGCCTAAACCGTTATTTAGGCCGCCAAGACATTTAGTCAAAGAGTGGCCAGAAGTTTTTGAGGACCTGTATATGAACACGATGCCGGTGGCCTATCTAGTCACCGTTCACATCGAATTCGATAATGGTCGTGTCTGGCAAATTGATATCAAAGAACAGTTAACTGATTCTAACCCTGATGAAATTGCCGACCGACTGTTAGAGACAATGCAGGAATATAAAGATACGATTAAGAAAATGGATTTTAAAATTGATATCGATAAACTTAAAAAGGATATCGGAGATTCAACTAAAACTATGCTCTAGTATTACCGTAGTGAATTACTTTGTAATCTTTGTTATTTAGATCAAAAGTTCTCCAAGGGTCAATTACGATTGACCCTTTTTCTATTATGCAATAAAGATCTTGTTGTTCTTCAAAGCCACGATATTCGTAGGTAACTTTTTTGTTGTGTGCTAACAGAACAACACCATATACTCCGCCCATATCATCACCAGTAAGTGGATCGATATACGTAGGCGCATATCCTAACTGCTCGCAGTAGTGTCCAATTAATAAACTATAACTGCCATCGAGATATTCTACATCAGGTTTATAGGCCTTACCGTGGATAAAGATCGACATTCTATTTTGCTTGGCGTGTCTAACTAATTCTTTAGCAAGATTTTCTGCTTGTATTTCGCGAGCATTCATAATACTATCAAACAGATCATACCCTAGACCTAGCTCTTGTGCCATATATCGTAGAGCAATATTATCCCTAGGATGGCAAGCACCACCGTCTCCCATACCAGCTTTCATATACTGTGGTCCCATAATACGCATTGTTGATTTAGCCAGTGCATCTGTTACTACATCCACATTGATATTGCCCTGTTTGATAGCAACATCCTGTATCATATTGACGAGACCAATTTTAGCAGAGATGAAAGTATTGTAGAATACTTTGATACACTCACACTCGTCCCAGGTTCCAATAACATAACGAGGTTCATTCTCCATAACAGTCTTGTAAAAATCTACTAACTGTTTTGCATCTCCGGTTTCGTTACCATCTTCTGTGCCAATCATTACCATTTCAGGATTAACCATATCCCAGGCTACTGATCCCATAGCAATCAAATATGGATTATAGATAAATCTAGTATTAGTAACGTGCTTAACAAATTCACGTCTTACTGTTCCCGGAAGTACTGTAGATATAAGAACTAGTAACTGATCTTTTTTCATATACTTGTTTGCTTCTTTGAGGCACCCTATGACAATATGGTAAGAAAAGTCTTTTGGTTCTAAATGAGCTGTAGGCGCCCTGCCGTCATATGCAGGATCGTGAGGAGTAGGCACTGCAATGAATACAATGTCTTTGCCGTGTACACAGGCCTCTATGCTATCAACGACATCAATGTAATTGCTGTGTCTATCTGTTACATCGTATCCGGTCACTGAATGTCCTTTTTGAGCAATCGCTTCAGCGCACGGCATTCCTAATTTACCAACTCCAATAAAACCAATCTGCATAAAAACCTCAAATAAATAATAGTAGCATATTTATTGGAGATAATAGTTGTATAGGCAAGGTTTGATAGAACCATTCTGGAGTGATAAACACAAAGACCTAAAGTATGTCCGAGAACCATTTAATAATCAAAGCGATTTAGACAAATGGAGAGCTCAAGGATATACCCAAGAATTTTTCACAGGCGAAATGTTTGATATGAAAAGTTCGATGCCTGATTGGACGACTCCTTTCTTTTCATTATTCAAAGGCACTAATATAGGTTTAAGTTTTTATAAGATGAATACCTGTGTTATATTGCCTCGACATCAAGATACTTACGAATATTATAAAAAAATATTTACAATCAAAGATACTAGCACAATCTGGAGAGCTATTATTTTTCTAGAAGATTGGAAACCCGGACACATTTTCGAAATCGACGATACTGCAATAACAAACTATCGAGCTGGAGAATATGTTGTATGGCAATATGATACACCACATATGGCTGCAAACTTAGGAAGTGATCCTCGATATACCGCACAGATCACATTTACCAATGTTTGATAAAATCTTAGAGTTTGAAACTGCCCTAGCAAAGTTTACTGGGGCTCCTTACGCTGTTAGTACAGACTGTTGCACTCACGCAATAGAACTGTGTATGCGATATTCTAAAATAAAATATTGTGCATTTACAGCCTATACATATCTAAGTATACCGATGACTATGCACAAGCTGGGCATCGACTACGAATTACTAGACGAGACCTGGGTTGGAGAATATAACTTTCACGGTACTGCTATTTGGGATAGTGCTCGTAGATTAGAAAACAAAATGTATCGTAAAGGTCAATTACAATGTTTGAGCTTTGGCTACGACAAGCCATTGAATAACGGACGAGGCGGTGCTATACTGTTAGATAACAAAGAAACATACGAAGAACTTTTAAAAATGCGATACGACGGCAGGGATCTATCAGTCAGTCCGTGGGTCGAACAAATAGAATTTAAGTTAGGATTTCATTATAAATTAAATCCAGAAGAGTGCGTAACAGCTTTAGAAAAACTAGCAACATATATAGAAGCAGGAGATTACACTCCTAAAGAAAAACAATATCCAGATTGCAGGAGAATTAATTTTGTTGAATAGCAATAATGAATGGGGTCAGTTACGAGAAATTATTGTAGGATCGGCAACTAACGCACACTGGCCAGTGAATTGTCAATCATTTCGAACTTTAGAAAAAACAACTGCTTGGACATTTTCTCCTGTTCCTAAAGGACCTGTTACAAAATGGGTCATCGATGAAGCTAACGAAGACCTTGATAATTTATCCAGTCATTTACAGTCATTGGATATCATTGTACATAGACCTAAAGATTTAGATTTTCAATCATTTGATGGTATGTATAATTACTGTCCTCGTGACAGGGTATTAATATTAGGAAATAAATTTGTTGATGCACCTATGATGTATCGCACTCGTATACCAGAACTGTTGGCGATTGAACATTTATTAGAAGGTGAAATGCTACATTGTTCTTCTAAGGATGTTACGTTTGACGCTGCTAATATCTGTAGACTAGGCAAAGATCTATTATATCTCGTAAGTGACAGCGGAAATCTTGCTGGGGCAGAATGGTTACAAAAAGCATTTCCAGAATATACCGTTCACGTTCTAACTAATATCTATCGTGGTGTACATATCGACAGTACTATAAGTCCTATACGTGAAGGACTGGTTGTATTAAACGCTGATAGACTTACAGAAGATACTGTACCAGAACCATTGAAATCTTGGGATAAAATTTGGATCACTGGCGAACAGTTACATTCTCAATCATTTGTAGAATATCCCTATGCCAGCAAATACATAGGATTAAATTTCTTAACCGTAAATCCAAAACTAATTATTTGCGATCCTTATCAAACTCATCTTAGACAAGAATTAGCAAAACATAAAGTAGAATCAATCGGAGTACCGTTAAGACATAGTAGAACACTCGGTGGCGGACATCACTGTGTTACTTTGGATTTAGTTAGAGAGTAATGGACTATCAACAAGACCTCTTTTATAGTAATATTCCACGCGATGGAAAAAACTTCTCTACTAAATTAGGATTTCTACAATCTGAATTAGTAGACTTTTGTTTTCTGTCTGAAGTAACAACTCCCTACTATATCTATACAGGAACTAATCGTATTGTAAAATTAGAAAATTTAATTTACAGCGAAAAAATTGCAAACAAGATTAACAAATTAGGGTTGGGCATTTATCTGTATGAACCGATGTGTTTACGCAAAGGGGATGGTCATAACTGTTCTTTCTACAGTGAATTTAAAAATACCGATACTGACATTCTTTCCGACGAGCTAGATAGTATAGAAATTTTTATTAGAAACAATAATCTAACAAATGTTAATATATACACATCAGATTATAATATAAAAAGACTACAATCACAATATCCCAATTTAAATCTATATTGTTTAGATATATTTCTTAGACACAGGTTAGTAAGAAATAAAAAATCTAATAACGAAATTAAAAAGAAATTCTGGTGTGGCAACTGGCGTTACACTGCACACAGGCATCTTGTTATGTCTTATCTAGTAAACTTAGACGGGAACTATAGTTGGAATGTTAAATGCGACTCTAGCATACTTAAATCTAATGCGTGGTTTGACGTTGAACAATCGTCTAGAAAGGCTAGACTATTAGAAGGCGCTGATATTTTAAAAGATAAAGTATTTTCAATAGATCAAACATTGTCGCCTGTTAGTATAGAATCTGCGGGAGATGTTTATATTCCTGGAGGTAATTCTCCCAAGTACACTGATAGATTTTCTAAAAGCTATACCGATTCTTTTTGTGCAGTAATTAACGAAACTCGATATGCACAACCATTAGGATATTTCAGCGAAAAAACTTTAAGTGCAATGTATCATAAGTTGCCTATTCTATTAGTAGCACCTCCAAGAAGTCTCGAATATCTAAAGACCTTTGGGTTTAAAACTTTTGATCATTGGTGGGATGAAAGCTACGATCTAGAAGAAGATCATCAAACAAGACTAGAGCAAATATTTGATATTATTGACTTTATTAACAGTAAATCTTTAGACGAGTTATGCACTATGTATGAAGAAATGCTGCCAATAATAGAACACAATCTATCATTGATTAATACAATACCTTACAATTCGACAGTTTTGTAAAATGTAATAGGTTGGTAGTTGGGAGTTTCTACTACGTACTGTTGATAATCACTCCAATCGCCTTGTCCTTTCCAAGCCCAATCAAAACTCCACTCAGTGGTCTGATTAAGATAAAATTCTTCATTTAACAATTCTTCAAACTCTTGGTGTGATCGACCTTGTTCTCCCCATACCGGCTTGGCTAATTTCCTAGCACGTTTAGCAGCGTTGCCGTCCATACGAGAATACTCTTGAGCAAAGAACGGCCCGTGTCTATGAGATTCTCGTGGATCATTTTCTGTATCGTGGACTTGATTGAATTTAATTTTAAAATCAGCTGTCCATTTACCCGCGTCATCTATAACAAAATGATATTCAGCCCAGTACTGTCCGGTACCAAAGTGTCCACCAAATTCTGCTGTATCCAACTCTGGAGAGAAATTAATCGTAATACTGTAACCGCCACGGGCTCGCCATAAAGTACGAAGTGTAGGCCATATTTCATTTACAAGACTGTCGGCGTAAGGGTTTATGTTTGTCTTGATAATATTATAATCGTACTTTTCATAAGTTAGGTCTTTGCGAGTAGTATCATTATTAAAAGTTAAATCATAGTGATACTTGGCAAGATCAGGACGTACCGGATAATCAATGTGCTGCTCTGGTGCAAGATTGTCAACAAGTATGTTGAAACCTTTTACACGAGTAAGCACGTGACTTCCACCTAATTTAAAATCTTTTGTAATCCAAAACCCTAGGTACTTCTGTCCTGACAGATTAAATCTATCTGGATTCTGTCCTGCGATAGTTTCCGGACCTAGACCAAAGCCCATACCTGTGCCGATATTGTTGATATTCTCATTACGCATACGCCATAAGAATGTCATTGTGTCTGCAAAGTCTTGATATGTTTCTGTAGGAAATCCCACGATCCAATTTGTTGCTGCATAGATTCCCACACGCTTCCCATCGCGGAAGTTTTGTTCCATCTCTGCTACAGTAACACCTTTGTCAATATCATCTAACACTTTTTGACTACCGCTTTCACAACCATAGTTAAGAGCAATACATCCGCTGTCAGCAAGGTCTTGTAGATAGGCAAGATCCATACGACCATCACACCGAGCATATCCTGTCCATTTGATTTTGAGACCTTTCGCTACAACTCCTTTAGCAAAGGCACGTAGTTCTTTTAGATTGCCATTGACTAAGCTATCAATAAACCAAATAATATCTGTACCTTTATTATAATAGAGATATTCTATTTCAGATAATGCATCTACTGCCTGACGCTGTCGATACTTCCAAAAATGTGTTTCTTCACAGAATGTACATTTTGCTGTACAGCCGCGGCTTAGTTCACTTAGAGCACCGTTGGGTATTTCGTAATCGTTAAAATCTATGCTGGAATAATCTGGCATAGGTAAATTATTTAAATTAATACGTTGTTCTTCTGGCTGTGTAAGATACTGCGGAGTTGAATGAGTAACCCCCGTTTCAACTTCGTCTAATATTTTTAAAATATTTTGTTCGCCCTCACCATTAACAACATAATTGTAATAGGGTTCAATTTTAAACCAACCGTGTTGTACATTGCTGCCACCAATTACTATTTTTGCATTAGGTAATTGTTTTCTAAGTTCAGTAATCAACCATTTAGTCGGTTCTTCACTAAACTGATACATTGAGAATCCAATAACATCAGGTGCGTAGTCTACAATATCCTTGATGTATTCCTTGTATTGTTCCTCAAACAACGGATGAACAAACTTATAATAATTCTCTCCCACCCATCTCCAACTACTTGCTGGATTCCATAAAGTAAAATTGACAATATTTTTTGGTTTGATATTTAATCTGTATTCTCTGTAACATTTAGCATTAACATCTAGTATACGTGTTTGGTATCCTGCTTCTTTAGCCACTGCACTTAGACGTGCAAGGTTGAAAGGTGGAAATCGTGCAGACCATTCTGGCATCAACACTAATATTAACTTGGTATTTCTACTGGCATAATCAATAGTGACATCTGTAACATTTTTTTGAACACTGGTCTTAGCATAAGGCGCAATCGCCGCAAGCATAGCCTTGTGACGATCCTCGAGGTCAGCCGGCTTTTCTCTTGGTTCAGACTTATGTTTAAAATTTTTAAAATTAAATCCCATCAGTTCATTGCTCGAATAAATTCAGTTTTATTTTTTAATACAGTATAATTATATTCACAGATCGCCTTTGCTTGATCTAAAAAGTATTCAAGTTCAGTTGGTAATAAGTTACACAGTCTTTCTGTTTCTTTAACAATCTTAATCATACGTTTGCCGTCATCTGTTTCAAGATCATAACTTTCGTCAATTATGCCTTCGAATGTTTTGTATCCTAACTGCTTTAGATACTGCAAGCTATTAGGAGCGGTGGCAACAATGAAAGGATGCTGCATTCCAATACATTTGAAAATCTTTTCGCTCCAGAATGGAACTCCATCGTATCCTGGTTTAGTATGATAGGTAGTTTCATTTACCAAACTAAAGTAGGTATCTAGATAATACCTGTCGGTAGAGTTAGTCTGTTCAGCACGATTAGTTACTAGATCCTCTGTATCGAGATACAACGGATCCGTATCCTGTATATCGCTATTCCTATCTAATATATCTAGTATCTCTCTATCGCCCGAATAGTATCTTTGCATTTCGTTCCATCTACTAGGCCAGGTGTCTTGTGGGAAATCACTCTTTCCAAAACTTACATATCCTTGTTCTATTAGATTTTTATCCTTTAGCATTGTTAACATCAACGGACGATGCAATCTCCACCGGCGATTGAAGTTAATATACTTCTTATTATACTGTTTTTTTGACAGTGTGTCTAGTGATTTCGTTAATTGGTGTGTTATAACATCCCACATCGCTTCTTCGAACAGACTGTACCATTCTACACGGATAGGCTCCTGACCTAACTGGCTCGATAGCATTTTAACATAGTCGACCATATTGGGGACAGAGCTCATAAAGATGATCTGCCTGGCAGGTATTCCTCTCATTACAATATTATGATATATGCTGTCTGCTGATTTTAAGAAAGGTTCAAGACCGTTGTCTAATACAATAAACAGTTTACCTTTTTTTACTCGATCGATATCTTTGGCAGACATCAATTGAAATATATCGTAGCATTTAAAACTGTTGTGACAGCTAAATTGACAATACCAATAGTTAAAACTTTCACCTTTACGAGTTGTAGTTGCACGAGAAGTGGTCATTTCTAGTCTAGGATTAGATGGGTCGTATGTTATTAGATACGGACTGGGATTGTTTACGCAAGGCATTATAAGATTTTTCGCTTTATTCTTTTGTTTTTCCAAGACTTGGGATCTAATTGATCAATGTTATTAGATTTACGAACCAACTCCTCCTGTAACTGTACCCATTTAAGTGTTTCCTCAGATAACACCAGTTGAGAGAATATATTTTGAATGTATCTAAGATGCATTGCTGGGGACGGATGATAATCTATTGTATGATTTTCATTATGATACATTTTTATCTGCGGCCATTGACCGTTGCATCCTACTGTTAACAGATCCGGTTTAATCAGTTTAAGTACCGGCTCATATAAATTCATTACATCATCTAGCCCTTGAGTAGGGTCATCAGAATTATAATGATTGTATCTAGATGGACGATCAACAAATGGACTCATATTAAGCATATGATACTCACACTCCGACTTAGTTAACATATGATACGTTAAAGTTATCAATCCAAGGTCTCTAATTAAATATCCGCGAAGGTCGCTATACTTCTTAATGAATTCATCAGTATAATAATTTTGTGTATAGATATTTCCGGGAGTTTCCCATCGCTGTTTTACATAACGATCTTCTCGTGTAGTACTAGACCACATAATCATAACTAGATCGTCTTTACTAAAATTATATCGTTGGTTGGCTTCTGCTACCTGTAGAGCAATAAACTCGTTACCAGCACCGCTTTGTGCAAAGTTATAATATTCATTAACTTCTTGTCCAATTATATCTGCCCAGGTAGGCCACCAATAGTCAGTCATACTACAACCAAACGCAAAGAATCGTTTATATTTTTTAAATTCAATCATTAAAGTACCTCGAGGATCTATTTAATGATTCAAGTAACGAGTCTTTATGAAAATCGCTGTTACGAGATAATGTAAAATTATGTTCTATTGTTGGCATTGATGACATTATTCTTTTAATTTTTTCATCTCTAGGCAATCGAACCCAATCTAATAAAATATTGTGTGTGGCCTGCATACGTTCTACATCATCTTCAATATCATTGTATGACGAATCTATTCCACACCAATCTGTTCTAAAACCAAGTGTTCTCATTGCGGCCAATGTACCTGCCGATGCAAATAAAATTAACGGATGTCCTAGTGCCAGCGGCTTATAAATCTTTTCTGTAGGAAAAATAGTATCTTCATTAAACTTAGTTTCTGTAATAACTGTTATTAAACTGTTTTTATAGATATCAATGTTGTATTGTCCGCCTGCGTTATCTTGTGACCAATCACCATCTATAAATTTAGGAAAGTTTGTTGTCATAACTATTCCGTAGTCTACTAGGTTGGTATCTGCTAGATGCACTGCTGTACGATCTAACTTGGATATTTGATTAGCACTCACTAATCCCTTGTCTAATATCTTGTCTTTAACTAGTTTGTAAAGATGTGCTCCTCTATGCGGTCTGAATATTCTATTAAGGCTATTATAATCCGATGCATTAGGATTTGTTACAGAATAGTTTACCACTGGCGTAGGCGGAACATCTTTATCAAAGAATACTTTTAAAAATGTATTAGAATACATAACTTCAAACAATCTCTGTTCGTTGTTTTTTATTAACCATTCGGTATATTGCTGTTCTACTTTCATATTACCTTGTAATATCAAAACAGATCCTGCTGGAAACTCTGCATTACGGATAGCATCAGTAGTAGCTCGGAAACAATCAAAATCTTGAGACACAAACATTCCGCCTTCTTTATCACCGGCAATGACTATTCTTAATAAACGCTTACGAACTAGTTTTTTAATCTTATCTGGAATAACTGATATAATATGATCTCGCGGAGTACCTTTATCTTTTAAAACTCCGTTCCACCATTGCGGGTCGCCATTTACGTCAATAAAATAACAGCCCGGGTCAGTAACTTCATCAACTGTAGCGATCGGAATACCGTATTCTAATAATCTATTCTTGATGATAGATCCCGGAGATACCAGCCAGAACTTGTTGTCTCCATTCTCTGTTAAATGAATCATATTAGAATCATAAAATTTTAAATTGTCAAAGTATGCTTTCAAGAATATAACTCCGCTAACTCTGGAAATGTCTTTACAAAATGTCTGTTTCGAATTTCATCATAATGGTCGGTCACATTTAAAAATTCATTTTTTAGTTCTTCATTATAGATTGAATTTTTAAGATGCGATAGGACATTATTAATTTGATTATCAATTGCTGGACTATAAGATACTGCTGAAAGTTTTTCTATTATTCTATTTTTTAAATCGTCATTTAAAATACTGTAACTGTAGTAGTGCGGGTTTATCAAATTGTAAAAACTTGGACGTGATATTGTACGATCAAACAAATTATTATCGTAGATATAATTTAAAAACTCAGGTAAGGTATAGACATTAAACACAGAAATAACTGATGCAATTTCAAGTTTAATGTGCGGTGCGTGTTCTCTAATATATCTTATATTATTTTCTAACAGTGGCCAATCGGTTCCTTCACGGATATACTCGCCTCGGTCGGCCCAACTATCTAAACTGACAAACGCTTCTACTCGTGAAAAATGTTTCCAATAGTCTACTATGGATTTTCTTTTATACTCGATTGTACTTAGATTTGTACTATAACGAATACGCACATTGGTGTTGCCGGTATCGATTAAATGTTGTAGCATTTCGTAATGCTTGTCCATTAACAATGGTTCTCCGCCAGCAAAGTAAATCTCTTTAACTGTATCAATATGCGGCAATAACTGTTCATACAGGCTGTCATTATTAACACCTCCGGAGAATATAAAAACATCTCGATTAAATCCGTTTTTATTATCCTCGGTGGCCCAACTACTCGAATACGTCCCACTGCAACTGCGGCATTTAAAATTACATATATTGCTCCACCGAATATCCAAATACTTAAGATTCATTTCGTCTAGAGATCCGTCCGGATTTGTAAAATAGGCAAATTTATTAAACTCTTGAAAATCTAAATTCTTTACCTGACGTGAACTTTTTATACCGTTATCTTCACTATGATAACAAGCAGAACATTCATCACAGCGTTCTCCATTGAGCATCTTTAAACGCATTGTTTTGTACTGATCGCTATTCCAGATTTCTTTTACAGTATTATTGCGAACATTACCTAAGGGCTTATTGTGATCGCCAATACAACAGGGAAGGACGCTGCCATCCGGATTGGAGTAGAAGTGTACCCAGGGCAGGATACAGAATGTCTTAGACGATGCGGCAGTCATAATAGAAGTTTTCCAATTCTGGGAAGGTTGCAACAAAATCTGTGCCTCTACGGCGGTCATATTCGGTAAACCAATTAAAGAAGTCGCGTTTGCCTTCTAACAGCTTCTCGTTAGTATACTGAGTCGTTTCCATATACTTTACAACTCTTTCAAATTTAGCGTACTCTAAGTCGTTGAATTTGCTGCGGTTTTTATCGTCTAGATTGGCTAGAATGAAGTCTAGATGGTTTTTCATATAGTTCATAAACTCATCTTTGGGCAGTATATTCATATCGTACTGCAACGGTTCTTTCAAAAACGGTGTGTCAAAGCGTATGCGTTGCCATTTGTTTTGATCGTTACCATTGTACTTTACACGCCATTCTAGAATCTTTTCTAATAGACTTTGGAAAGTTGTTACTGTTAAAATATTAAATGTAATCATAAATGTAACTGGCAGATTAGTTTTTGTTAGGTAGGTGTCTAGATTCTTTTCCCATACAGCAATATCTAGGCCTGTTCGAATATATTCTGCAGGTTTGCCCCAAGTATCAATACTAGTAAACAGTTTAAAGTCTTTGATTTTCTTTTCACTTAATAGTTTGTTTACTTTCTCTACGAGTCGATCGATGAGGATCGGTTTGACCCCGAAGTTGCTATTAATGTTAAGCTCAAGATTAGGTTTAGGATTATTATTAAGCTCATCTAAAAGTCTCCAAGTTGATTGTTGTAGCAGCGGCTCGCCGCCAGTGATGCGTAAAATTGTCAATGTCTTGCTAACTTCGGGCCACCAACGCCACCACGCTTCTACATAGGGATTGGTTTCTTCTTCATAGACTGTAAACCAGTTAATATCATTACGATGATTCTTAACCATATTATATGGTCCGAAATCTTTAATCTCTTTATGATATGCACTGCTATGTTTAGGATGACAGTAGCCGCATTTAAAATTGCACTCGTTGCCAAAACTGATTTCAATATATTGCGGATTTACCGGAGCTAGGGGACTGGCTTTAATAGCTCCTAGTCTTTCTTCAGTATAGATACTTGCATTACGTTCTTTGCGATCGCTGATATAGTCTTCGCCCATTGCTTCGATGTTCCAACAGTAATTGCAACCACTAGGTTTTTGTCCTGCCATCATTTCAGCACGTTGATTAATCTTTTCTTTAGTGTTATGTAATGCACTAGGATCTAATGCAATTTCTTCTAACGGAATTTTATGTGGAGCAGGATGATAACAACTATGTGTTTCTCCTGTTTGCAAATAGATAGTCGTATGATGCCATTTCGCTAGACAAAACGTAGGACTGATCTCATTCATTATAGGAATGAATTTTTGTATCCGTGCCTTGTCATCCATTTAGATTTTCCTTTGCTAATTCAAATTGTTCTTTCAGCCAGTCAAAGTCATTTATCTTTGCCAACTCAGCGGGTGCGTTTTGCCAGAACAGGCCAAAATACTTTCCTGCTATTGCACCCATATATGCGTAAGCACCGTATGGTACAGATTCATTGAGCGTGTTCCACGCTTCCAATCGCTGCTGTGTTTCTTTATCGTCTTGACGATCAATTACTCTACTGGCTAATTTACAACATTCACGGAATGCACTGCGCCAGGTACTAAATGCATCAGTATTAAATCGAGTAACATTACTAATTTCTGGCATTGGACGAAATAGCTTTGATATGCTAGTTGTCATATCTGCTTTAGACAGATCCATATCAATAGTCATCTGCGTTGGTAATAATTTAACTCCACCATATCCATATACTAGATCGTTCACTGGATTTTGACTTTGCCAAACATACACTGTGTTTTTTGCATTAAAATCAAAATGCGGGATTTGATAATCAAATTTAAAACTATCTGCAATATCAGCATCAGCATCTACAACATAGAACATATCTGTGGAAACACGCTTAGCCGCTTCAATATGTGCTTGGTGTATGCCCTTAACTCCTTGAACCCAATGTACTCGATTACCATCTATATGTGTTAGCAGTGCAGAAAAATTTGTCTCTGCAGACGGTTCATTGTACGAAATAAAAACTACGTCATATTTTCTTGGGTAACTGGCCACTGTGTCCATTTCTTTTTTATTTGTAAAGAATCTATATTCCCATTCTCGTTGCAGTATACGTGCATTCTTAGGAAATATACAGATACCGTCATAGAAGTTGCCGTTCTTAAATACGTGAACGTATTTTTCATCCCACTTAGGCACACGATAATCTAAATTAAATTCTGGGTCTAATAAAACATAATCCCATACTACCCAAAACATTTTAGTAAAAGCTCTGCGTTTTACTTCTTCAAAAGACTTTACGTTTTCTAATTTTTGTGCGTTAGGATATCTCTGCCTGAATTCTTCCCAAGCAGTATTGCTGATTGCCCCCTTACCAACATAAAAAATATCATACATTGTCAGGCATTCTATAATAGGTTAAACCTAGATTAATTGTTTCATCGTATAAATCTAGGGTGTACTTGCTTTGTGCTGCATCAAGCAGTGGCCAATCGAGACCCAACTCTACTTTTAATTTTTCTCCAACCTCTATAATATCCGCTTCAATATTATCGTGCTTGATATTTTCTTCATACATAGTTCTCAATATTTCAAAGTCACGCACATCAACATAATTCCAATCAGTACAATTGGTCATCCACGTCCCTAGTCGAGCTCCAAGAATTGCATAGATTCCGTTTTCTTCGTGGGCCCCAACTGTTGACCACATACGCAGTCTATGAATGTTATGCCACCATATGCGTTCTTTAATTTCTTGTGGAGGAACTTTAACTCCGTCAAGTAAAGTCATCTTGACGCCTTCACGGAATCCTGCCCGCCAGGCTTGGAATGGAGATCCTGTAATAATGCTTTCACTGTAGATACGTGGAAAGTTTTTATAACCATCTTCCCAGCAAAAGTCTACTTGGCCGCGATCGCTATCTGAGTTTTCGTGGGTTTTCATATTAAGCACAAAGTCTTTTTTCCAGATCTTCAGTCCACCGTTTCCGTAACGCAGACCATTGATACTATTACGACCACACCATCCATAGACCTGTATCTTAGGATCTGTCATATCAAGTTCTAGATTGAAAAACGTAGGATCTACAATGTTATCAGCATCTACAGTAATAAACCATTCTGTTTCACTCATTTCTGCTGCTGCTTTATGTGCGTGGTCGCTGCCTTTAACTCCGTGAACACGCTTTGCCCAAGGAACCTTGTTACATAAATCTGCATAGTGTAGATCAGCATTCGGCTCATCGTAGCTTAAAAATACAACATCAAATTCTATAATTTTCATTTTATTTCAATAACATAATTTTTAAAAATGCGTCTGGTGTAAACGCTAAATGCTTCTGGTAGATCTAAACTTCTAAAAGTTTTAGATGCTGCAATTAAATCGGATATTTTTAAAGAAATCATTTTGTGTAAAATATTAGGATCGTTGTAATCAGTTATTAAAAAATTCATTACTGTTTCTCCGTCCCAATAAATCTTACGCTGCACTACAGGCTGGAACTGTTTATCTAATTTATAAGTTCCAGAAAATTCCTCAGTCATTTGAAATTTCAAAGATTTTTTACTTCTATCGTATGTGATATAGATATCCGGCTTTTCGATTTCAGACCATTCTTTAGAAATTATTCTATGCAGTACATCGTCGATCTTAAACACAGATTTTAATTCTGCAATTTCAAGTGTATTTGATCGCATATCGATTACACAAGAATGTATATTGATCTTTCCTTCTAATATTAACTCTGCCATTTCTCTGTCGATAGCAATTTTATTCTTTTCATCAGCAAACGCATAGGATGGTCCTACCGAAGTGACCTTACCAGTATCAGGATCGAACGTTGCATAATAATCTATCTCTACGGGAGTATAGTTTTTTAGCCAAGATTCAAAATCGTCAATTATTTCTTCCACGCTATCTCCTCTAAGATATTGATCATTTCTGTATTAATCTTATCTTTTTCAACATAATGCACAATGTCCGATTGTTGATAGTTTCCTATCTTTAACTGACCTTTTTTATTAAGATAGAATCCCACGTGGTCTGATACACTGTCTGCAGGCCACGGCCAATTCTGTACCATTGGCTTCATATGGACTATCCTTGGAAACTCTAATTCGTAGGCAACATCATCTGTTATGTCAAGTAGTTTAGCAGATAGAGCAAACGCTTCATCTGTACCAACTACCTTTGGCTTGTTTACTGACAAAAATAAATTACTAAACTCTTTTGAATTTTTAAGAATATATCTTCCTAGAGTAAAAAACTCTTTGGCTAATTTGCTATCTTTTTTAAAGAAGGTATACATCGAATATAAGTTAGGTAAATTATTTTTAGTAAATGTTCTCCTATATTCGTCTGAGGTAACTGTCTCGCCTCTATAGGTATAGGCTTTGTTTGCGATATATAATTCTGCATTTTCAACAAAATAATCAATCCAGTGACTGTAATCTCTTAAAAATAACATATCGGCATCAAGGCAAACTGTTTCGTCAAACGGTGATAATTGATCCATCCAACTACGACCATCCCAATACACTTCCTTGTCCCAATGAATTACGTGATCAAATACCCAGGTAGAATTAAAGCGTGTTATCTGTTGTGGATCGTCTATCACCAATGCAACTTTATCGTAACCTGGTTTCTGTGTGTTTTTAATACTTAAGGCCAGCGCATAGGCTAACTGTGTGTAATCAACTTCACTCGAGGTCGAAACAACTATTAGATATCCAAAGTTCATATTAGCTCCAATAGTGCATCTGCGTTACGCACAAGACTTTGTTTATTCATAACGTGTACATCGGTATTTTTAATTGCAGCGGCACACATATTAGAATCAAACATAGGAGAAACTAAAAATGTTAATTTACCGTTAGAGTCTACACTATGTAAAATGTCTTTATCAATAGTTGTAAGCAATGGCGGTAAGGCTGTTGTTCGATCGGTTTCAAAACCAGACATTATGTGTTTGGCAATACTAAATGCAATGTCATTTCTATACTGCTGAGTATTAAATCTAAAAAGATCACCGTAATATTGATAGTTGGTTCTAACAAAATTCACTAGATTAAAAAATTCTCTGCTATATTCATTTTTAGTAAACATAACAGTAGTGGCCCAGAACATATGGATTCCAGTATCTGAAATATATTTGTCGTGATATCCAACGCGACTAGGACCGTAGATATCATTCATTGAATCTGCAATCAATACATCTTCTTCAGAATCCCAAAACTCATTTAGTCTATTTGAAAAAATTAAAAAATCACTATCTAACAGCAGTGTACGATCATAGGGAGTGATATCGTAGGCCGATGCTCGATTAGAATTTGCAAAAGGCACTACTTTGTTAAGTTCAACTCCGTCCCATAGCCTACGTTGATTCTCAGTAACTGGTTTTTCAACTGTAATAATATTTTCAAATACTTCTGTAGATCGTTGATAGATGTTCGACTGCTTCATCCAGGCTAACGTAGTTTCATCTGTAACTAATGTCACTGGAATTCCTAGATGCTTTTTAGCTAGGCCGCCTGAAATTAGGGACATCAACGCATAGTCAACGTCTCTATTATTGTGAGCAAAAATCAATGCACCTTTTTTCATAGGTCTAATAATTTTTCCACAGTTCTGCTTTTCTTTAAATTTTGATACTGTTCAAAATATTCGTTTGTTGCTTCGAAATATCTCGAAATAATGTCATCTTGGAAATGCTGTAGATCATCTACTAACACGGGATTATCATTTTGATCTAACATAACTACACCAAAGGCACGCTCTTTGTCAATTAGGGTCTGTGTAAAACTAATCAACTCTCTATCAATTTTAAAGATGCCGCCGCCAAAGCCGTAGGTTAGTTTGGCTTCAATTTTTTCTTTTAGTGTTTTACGTTGGATTGAAAAAGATTGCCGATAATTGGCAAAGTTTAGCGCAGTTTGAAGTTGGTCTTCCATATTATCTCCTATTAACATAGCAGTTTATTTACCGTGCTATATTAAGGGTGAAAATATTTCTAACCCGGTACTCTATCCAATAAAGTTCTGTACATCTAAAAATTGGTCTCTACATTGACTTATAACATCTTCAGTAAACTTACCGCAGGCACGAGTGCATACATATACCGAATTATCTCGAAATACTTTATCCCATTCAGTCTGCCATTGTGTACTATTAACGACAGATTCAATTGTAGTGTGTCTTAAATTAAGAAATTCCATTCCGCCAAATTTACTATCTAAAAATTCTTCTAAATTCTTTCTAGAATCCATTATATAATTATAAACTAATTCGCCTGGTTTTTCATAGAGGTAAGGAATGGCTGCGACAAATGTACAAGGCCAAACATAGCCCTGAGCATTGATATGTATCGTTTTGGTCTGTTTTACCTGGCAGTTAATTGTTGCTTGGCTAAAGATTTGTTTATAATTTTCTACTGTTTCTTTGGTAACAAAAGTTATACTCTGTTCTGTAGGAGCTTCTAATTTATATGCCACATTTCCATTGCGATCTAATACATCATAACTTTTACTTCCGATAAATCTACTAGATTCTTTTTCTCGAAAACTTTCAAAACCTAGATCGTTGGCTATCTGCTTGGCCTGTTCTAGTTGATGCTGGTTATGTTTGAATATAATATAATTCCATCTTGCTTTGCCGCCCGCATCGATAAACGCTTGGGCATTTTCAATAATAGTATTATAGTCAGTGCCTACTCGATATATGTGGTTAGTATCACTTAGTCCGTCTATTCCAAATTGTACTCTGTGATTATCCGGTAATGCCTTTGCAAGATTTCTCCACCAATCTTTAGTTCTAGCACTGCCGTTGGTATCTATTTCTATATAGATACTAGGATTATTTGTAGCAAAATATTCTATGGCTAAAATTAAATCCTTGTATAATATTGGATCTCCGAAATTTCCGCACATTGTTACAGCTCTTAATTGCTTAACAAAATCTACAGGAATTATTTGTTTTAATAGGTCGATAGGAATATCATTTATAGGTAACAACGGATTTTCTACATCACCGTGATAATTCCTAGCACACATAGGACAACGTGCTTGGCACTTGCTTGTGACTTCAAGACTTAATGATGTAATTTCGTGATATTGATACATTGTTTAGATACTTATTAGTATCCCACTAGTCTGAGAATATTTTAACCGTTAAGAATTGTAAAGGTGCTGATAACCGGACATTCTACTGTAAAGTTTCCAGTGCCGCTTGGTTGCAGTAGTCCTGAGGCTTCCAATGTAGAAACTACTAATTGAATAATTCCGTCAATGGAGTCAGGGCCGCCAGCAATACCAAGATGATCATCTAGCCATTCGACTTGAATTTCTAATGATGTTGCTCCACCGTTTACATTGTTTACACCCGGTGTTCTGGCTGACATTTTAAATGAGTTATTTGAATACGGATTTGATGATGCTACTGTAAAGAATGTTTGGAATGTATTTGTTAAACTGTAAAAATTTCCAACTCCGCTTGATACTACGCCACCTGGAATTGCGCCGCCAAATCTCACTGTTCCTACATTCTGTAATAGTGTGGTCCAGGACAGATTCTGTGTACTGCCTGTGCCGCTTGTGCGACTGGTTGTAAAACGTAGTTCTCCGCCACTGTTAAAGAAATATCTAGCAGCATCTCCGTTGCTCCACGAAGCACTGACTATGGTGCTTAGTCTTGCAGCCCAAGGAGTATTATAGTTTGCTACCCATACTTCTGTCCGTGGCGCTGGCGGGGTCGAACGTGTAATGTATTGACCAGTACCTGGAGAATTCATTCTATTAGATACAATAACGTTGGCATAACTATCGTATTGCGAATATGGTGAGTTTATCGCATTAGCTCTAACTAAATTACCTTCGGATATTGCTGTCAATGAAGGTGTTGTATTATATAGATGTAGCCACGAATTAAAAATATCGTATTTGAGTCTGCTCCATTCTTTGATGGAAACTGTATTACCTTCAGCAACTGCTGAACTTTGAACGATTTGTCCCCATCCCGAATTCCCTACACCTGAACCTAGTACACCAACTACTTTTGCACGAATAAGATTATAATCCGACTGCGAAATTGTCTTTGAAAGAACATTGCTAATGTTACCGATTGAAGAATCGCCGACTAAAAATGTTATCGCTGCTTTTCCGTTAGTTAATGATAGTACTACAACTTCATTACCTTCTGTAGTACTATCATTAACTAATGTAATTGTTGTTGAACCAGTTCCTGTAATTCCGCCATCGGTACTGGTTATAGTAATGCTGCCTGTTAGGCCGCCTGCAAAATCGCTGCCAGTAACACCACCACCGGAAAGAGTAAATGCTATAACTGACCCATTGGTAACATATTGAGTTTTTAGAGTAACGGTAAGGGTTTCGCCTTCGCTGACACCGGGCTGATTTAATGACAGCGTATATACAGGATCAAAGTATTGTATGATAACAACCCCTGTTCCTCCTGCGCCGCCTCCTGCTGAGTCACCGCCACCGCCGCCTCCGCCGCCTAAGTTTGCTCCGCCGGCTCCGCCACCGCCACTAATTGCACCTACGCCGCCACCGCCTTGTGCTGCTGGAGCACTAACATTAGCTATACCTGTGGTTGTAGTGGAGTCGGCCCCACCACCACCGCCGCCACCATAATAGGTACCAGTTGTGGGCCATCGATATCCGTCTCCACCACGACCTGGATAATTGCCGGCATTATACCCGCTTTGACCAGCACCTGCACCACCACCACCATCATACCTTGCGGCAATTGGACCTGGCGGTGTATAACCATATGCTGCTCCGCCATAATAGTTTGCGGTTACTCCTTTTAATACTGAACTTGTAGAGCCACCAGCACCTGCATTTGATGCACCTGCTGCGCCTGCTGCTGCTGTTACTGATCCGAATGCTGATGCTTGATTGCTTCCGCCAACTGTAACTGTAACCGTAGCTCCAACTACTACGTTAGTTGTTAATACTACTTGGCCACCGGCTCCGCCGCCGCCACGATTGGTGCCGCCTGAACCACCGCCGCCAACAACAAACACCGTGTCGACTATTGATAATCCTGCCGGTACGGTCCACGTTGTGCTTGAGTTAAATGTTAGTGTGTTTAAGGCCATTTTTTTAAATTCTACTTGGGCTGTTATTTAACACTATCAAGTATATGAAATTGCAGATAGTGAATATGTCGGACTTGTGATAGTAAATGCTCCGAACGGATAGAGTGTTCCGGATGCTTTTGTTTCTTCAACATTGATAGATAAGATACCGTCAACTGAATCGCCGGGAGGGGTGCTCGCAGGATCTGATCCTGGCGCTGCTAATGTATCTGGATCTACATACGAATCAATCCAGCTAATTTTAATTACAAGCTGCGTTGCAGTACCGCCGATATTATCAGCAACATTCGATTTGGCTTCTAATTTAAAACTATTATCGGAGTACGGTGTACTAGATGATCTAACATAAAATGTCTGATAGCTATTTGTTAATTTATAGAAATTAACTATTAAATTTGGATCGGCACTAAATGCCTGTGTACCGACTGTTGACAATAAAGATGTCCAGGCACCATTTTGTGCTGTAAGAGCTCCGCCGGTTCTGGTCGAAGTAAATTTAATTTTGCCGCCGCTATTAAAAAAATATCTAGCGTTATTACTGTTTAGAAAAGTCAAAGTTAATTCACAACTTGCCAATGTACTCCAGGCTGTTTCCAAAGTTCTATTGGCTTTTGCACTTAGTACTGTCTGCCCAGGAGCCACTGTAAATCTATTACTTACTGCAATATCTGCCAGTATACTGTAATCAGTATTTGGATTTCCTGGACCGTATCTAATCGGTGTTGTTTTTTGTATTTCTACAATTGAAGGTAATACACCATCTTGATGTAGTTTTGCGTTAAGAATATCAAAACGCAGTGCATCCCATTGAGCTTTAGTTGCAACGTTTCCTTCAGATACCGCTGTGCTTTGTACAGCCTGTCCATAGCCTTTGTCAGCAGATCCGACACCGATAATAGGAATAATTTTATTCCTAATAGTATTGTAGTCTAGTGCGCCAATTGGATCACCAGATGCCGTTGCTACAGTTTGTACCATAATTATAACACCAACGCTTCAACAACTTTTACACCTTCATCATCGCTGCTTTCGAGTGCAACTGCAAAAACACCACTAGCGTGTGGAACTGCCATCATTGCACAACCGTCATTAGTTGCAATTAGGTCATCGCCTTTCTTGATGCGACCAATTACCTTAACT